CCGCCGGTTCCGTCGCTGTAGCTATTCAGCGTACAGCCGACAAATTTAACGATCTCGGCGATGTCGTCTCTCGTGTTGGTAACGCCACCGTAAAAGAGTTAGATCGGCTCGGATATGTGGCTGAGCTTACAGGCTCAGACGCAAATACAGCTACAGCTTCGTTTGAGAACCTTTCTCGAACGATAGGCGAAGCGGCTCAGGGTATCGGACGAGGCGCATTAGTCTTTGAAAAACTCGGCTTATCTGCGAAAGATGCGCAAGGCAACGTCAAAACAACGACTCAAGTTTTAGACGAAATCAAAGTCAAAATTAAAGACCTGAGTAAAGCGGAGCAATCTGCGTACATTCAGCGTCTCGGACTTGATCGTTCGATGATCGGAATGCTCACGTCTGATACGACTGAGATTATCGATCAATACAACAAACGTACTGAAGCTCTCGGGATTAACGTAGACGAAGCAGCAGAGCTAGGCGCTAAATACAACGACGCTATTAAAGTCACGAAACGCGGTTTTGACGACATCATTACTGCGTTTGTTTTACGTGTCCTGCCGTCCATCACGACAGCGATAGAACGTGTTTCTAAGTTAATCGACGAAAACGACGGACTAATTAAAAGCTACGTTGAGCCTATCGCCGCCACTGTATCAATCGGAGCAAATCTCGTTACTGGTTTCATTACAGGTCTCGGGAAAATGTTTCAGGTTCTAGGTAAATGGCCTGTATACATTGGATTAGTCACAGCGGCATGGAAAATCTTAAACATGGTGTTTAGGGCTTCTCCCATAGGGCGGATTATTACAGGCGTGATGACGTTAATAACAGTTTTAGGATTGTTATATGACGATTTTAAAGGCTGGCAAGAAGGGAAGAATTCTTTACGGGATTGGTCTAGTTTCGCCGAATGGTATGACCATGTAAGTCAGATTTTCTCTGATTTAAAAACGATTATCGGTAATTTCTTTAGCTCTGATTGGTGGAAATCTAAAACCGAAACGATCTCGAATGAGATGTCGTTATTAGGCGAAAGAATCAAAAACTTCTTATCTGATAGCTGGAATAACGCTATTACCGAAGTATCCAGTAAGTGGAATGAGCTAAAAGATACTATTTCTCAAAAAGCTCAAGGGGTTTACGACGGGATTATTTCTACATTCGTTGGATTGAGTACGTGGTTTAGTGACCTGTGGAACTCTATCGGCGATGGGGCTATGAGCGCATTAACTGACATTGGAAAAGCTTTTACTAAGTGGTGGAACGATCTTTTAGATTCGATTAAAAACTTCGGAACTAAAGCTGCTGAAAAAGTTAAAACCGCCGCTTCTGACGCTTTAGATACAAGCATTGAAGCTGTGAAGTCTTTGTTTTCCTGGGGTAATAAAAAAGAAGGCGATAAAGCGGCGTCCAGCCTACCAACTGCGACGACAAATAATAATCAGCGTACTAATAATACATATAACAACAATGCTCAGGTACA